TGAGGCGATATTTGCCGACGGTTATTTTCCAGCTCAGGTCAAACATCAGTTCTCAATTAAAAGGTTAAAAACATCATCGCTGTAAGCTTTAATGGTGAATGCCTGGTTCTCTACTCCTTTGGTAAAAGGCAGGTCGAACGATTCTATAACAATGCTTGTAATCCCCAGATCATTAAGTACGCGACATTCCGCACCGATAGCCTGCCGGGTTTCAAAATACTTCTGAAGGGTGAAAACGTCATCCGGATAGTGGTCGTCGTCGGCAATCAACACCCCGCTGATGTTTATTTCGGCATCATCTTCGGTCCATCGTTCCTTTACTGTGCCGCGCTTATCGCCTTTTGCCACACTGCGCCGGGTGATGATGTTTTTGAAGCTGACCGATATAAACGGATCAATCGGGAATTGGAATTGCTTAAGGCCCGGGGCCTTGAATGTGAGCGGGAATTGTTTGCGTACCACTACAGGTTCATCGCCACCAACCATCAGCGAACCGTCGGACTTGCTGTAATTAATTATGACCACCTTCTGTTTGAAGAGCAGAGGTGGTAAATTAATGCCCGGAGCTATAACCAAATTTCTATCCATATCAGGCAGTTGCATAAGCCATGTTCAACACTTGCAGCATGGCCTGTTCAACCCGCTGCTTCATTTCGTCAACACTCTCGCCCACACCACCTGAAAAGCTGATGTTTTCAACTAAGTTGCGCAGAGTTATGTGTATTTCGGTGTTGCGGGTGCCGCCCGAGGCGATGCCGTTTGAAGTACTTGAAATGGCATTGTCATCCTTAGCAGGATCTTCACCACCATCTATATTAACTCCCGGAATGGATGGCGAGGTTATGCCAAGGCTGTTTTTCAGACCACCGACTACATCGCTGAGCTGTGTATCGTTCCATTTAAGTTGAAAAACCTTAATTGCATCACGCTGTTTGGTAAGCTCCGCCATTTTGCTACGGGCAGCGGCAATTTCAGAGGCCCGCTCAAATTGCCTGTTTTCAATTTTTGCAAGTCCGGCTTTCGCACCCTCTTTATCCCAAAGCGCCTGAAGCTGGTACCATGCTTTTTTAATCAGTTCGATACCCGAAAGAAAGGTATCCTGTGTTTGGAGCCAGGCCAGTTCAAAGCTTGATTTAAACATCTTCCAGCTAAGATCAAGATAGCTCATCAGGTTTTCCCATGTTTCGCGCCAGCCGTCGAGCTTAACTATCAAATAGGTGATTAATGCCACCAGGGCTGTAACTCCGGCCACTATCCACACAATCGGGTTGGCGAACATAGCTGCGTTCAGCTTCCACCAGCTGACTATTTGCAGGTTATTCCAAAGTACAATGATAGCTGCCCACGCAGCGGATGCCATTTGGGCTGCTTTAAAAATTACAAGTGCAGCGGTTACGGCAGTTATCACCGTTGCAAGACCAAGCATGATTGGGTTGCCATCCCTTACCCCGCTTAGAAACCCATCGAATACATTCCACACCCATTTTATGCCCCTCCAAAGCCCTTTGAAAACCGATGTTATAACATTTGCAATTACTGATATTATTTTTTGAATCTTGTCCTGCCCTGATTCAAAATAAGAAATAACCTTATCAAAGAATTCTCCCACGGCTGCAGTAACCGGCATAAGTGTATCCTCAATCATAACATAGAGCTTGCCCACGCGTTCCTGAAGGTCGCCCAGGTTGTTGGCCTGCTGTTTTAACGCGCCTTCCGGAGTTTTGGCCAGTTGTTCATTCACGCCGCCCACAGCTGAATTAACAACGTCAAAAAGGACCGCTGCCCTCTCGGCTTCTGTTCCGGTTTTTAGAATCTTTTCCTGAGTCTCATCAAATTTGTATCCGTACCTGGAAAGTGCACCGGTTTGGCCGTCCATTACCTTGCCCAGCATGCTTGCAATATTCACGGCCTGCTCCTGTGTTGCATTCAGCCCGTATTGCTGCGCCAGCATATCGTTCATTGCCGGCATAAGTTTTTTAAGCGACTCTGATTTTGTTAGGTAAGTTGCCAGTTCCTGAGCGCCTGCAAGCTGTGTTTCATCGCCAATAACCCCCAGCTTCTGCTGGGCTGAAGCTAAATCGAGAATTGATTTAATTTCGTTTTCACGCGCTTGCATGGTATTGCCCATCACCTGCGAAAGCTTGGCCACCTGAACGTTTTCTTCCAAATAAGCCTGCTTGCTTTGCCCAATATACTGGGTTAGCTTGTAGGTTGCCGCACCAGCCATAACCAACGGGTTGGTTATCATATTAAGCCCGGGAATTGACGTTTTTAGCTCATTGAACCATTTACTTAACCTGCCTCCATTAAGTTTTTCGAGCTTGTTAATCTCATTTTCGAGTGATTTAATTTCACGGTTCGTGGCTCTTATGGCTTCGCGGTTGCTTGAAGGTATCCATTCTTTTTGAGCGCGCAATGCCGCTATACGCTCATTCATTGAGCCAATTGAACGCCCCATTTTGCTCATGGTATTATTAGCCGAATTAACCTGCCTTTCAACTTTTGCCCAAACCTCTAATTGCTTTTCATTATTAATGCCAATTTTTAGTAACTTCGCATCCAAGTTACCTTTAAGGTTCAGCGTATATTCTAAAATATTTGACATGAGTACAATTATTAGTATTTACCTTGTTGTAGCTATTTCGGTGCTGGTTGTTAAGGCGTTTATTAAAAACATGCCTCAAATGCTTGCGTTCATTGTTGCCGCGCCTTTTGCGCCTTTTATCGTGGCCTGGAGGAACCGGAAGCAGCGACCACTTTTGTCGTGGCTGACCTTAGTGCTTTGGTTAACCATCATCACCATTATTGTGATTGTTGCGGCTACCCATCCGTAATCATTTTTCTGCTTCACGTTTCCTGATCCATTCAAGCTCTTTAAAGCGCATTGCCCACTCTTCATCACTCAAGCTGTCGGGATCGGATATGTGCATATAGTAGCGAAGCTGGGCATTTACCATACGCACATAATCCGACTTACTTACCCCGGCAGCTTCTACAACTTTACAAGTTCAGCCTCTTTAACCTCAATAAGTTCAGCAAGTACTGCCGAGGCTCCCAGAAACAATTCGTCATCGGTTTTGATTGATTCAGAGCCGCCAATCCAACAATTGGTTAAAAGAATCTCATTAAACCTGATAGGATCCTTAGCTCCTACAGAGCTGGCATAGGAGAGTACTTTACGATCCGGCTTCTTAAGGTAGCCGATATGGCCGTCAACGACAACCGCACGTACATCGCCATGCTTTTTCTTCCACTCTTCAATTTGTTCGTGTGTGGCCTTGCCAATCAGCTCTTTCTGTTCTTTCTCTTGTGTCATGATCGTTATGGTTTTTGGTTCTCAATGCGCAGGCAGATAAACGGGAGGGTTACCTCCATAAACTTATCGCCTTGTTTCATCTCTTTGCCGTCTTCGGTAAATTCTATTCCGCGGATTTTGTCCACAATAAGCACATCTCCCTGCGAGGGGTTGCCGTAGGCCACTACAGCATCAAGGCGCAGCCCCAGCACACTACCCTTGCCGGCCAGCCTCAGGGTTTCCAACTCACTCTGCAACAGGGTTACTTCGCCTTCGTAACTGATGTTGCCTTTTTGAATGTGCATTGGCATGTTGCCCTTGCCATACACATGTTCTTTTTCCTGTTTGCTGGAATACTTGATCCCGCGCAGACCTGTAATCACCCGTCCGCCAATGCTCACGGTGATATCTGCATATTCGTATTGTCTTGTATCAAACATTTTATTTCCTCCTTACTGGCTAATGGTTTTAAACCCGAGTTCAACGTTAATGTAGCGGGCATAGCCATACGGTTTTACGCGTAGTCCCACTTTCAGGAATCCGGTTGAAACAATATTCTGGTTTGTGTCAATCAGGCATTCAACCCCGGTGTCGTTCTGGTTTGCCGGATCATTACCCAGCTCACTGTTCGAGGTCATGGAGTTGATGATTGCATTTTCAACCTTTGTTTCAACGCTTTTAGCAAACGTTACACTCACCTGCCCCTGGTCGCTCACCGGTATCTCTTCGAGCAGTTCGCCAAGGAGCACATCATAAGCAATCCGGTAGGCCTTATCAACGGTCCGGCGGGCGGTGATATGGTTGTAATCATCCGTGGGTAGGGTGGCCAGCGGATCATCGCTGAAAAAGTAGCCTGCCCGGCCCGTGTGCATTCTTAGGGTGATGTAGCCTTTGTCGTGTATGGTTTCAATATCGGCTGTTTCCACAGGCTCGGAACCAATATAAGCAAAACCGTTGGTTGCAATGGCGCCATCGCGTACCCGGCCAACATTTCGTTGCACCGGAATACGAGCCAGCCTGCCGGCCAAAAGCCCTAATGCGCAGCCTTTTTCATCGCGGGTGTCGCCAATCATCACCCCTACGCGGTTCATCTGCATCGTGTTCAATGGTGTCAGTTCTGTGGCTTCACCTGTGTAATTCAGGCCGGCAACGACAACAAATAAAGGCGCTTTGAGGGTGTCCGTTGCGTAAGCAGCTGTGAGCTGTGCCTTTGCTATTGCTGTGTAAACATCACTGTTTAAGCCATTTTCGATGGTGATGGTTTGCCCCATCCGGCTGCTATAGTGCACAAACAGCCCTTTGATCCTGCCGTTAGCCTCGGTCAGCAGGCTCTTCACACCATCTTCCGTGGCCAGATCAACCATTTCGGTCATCTTCACCGTTTCAGCGAAGCACTTTATCCAGAGCTCGGTTCCATCGCCTGCCTCGGCATAAAACTCAGCGAGCAGTTTGTGAAGCCCCGGATTGTTTTCTTGGGTAATCCCTAATCTGCCCTTGGCATCGTCTAACGAACGCACTATATACGTTTTAAGCAACCTAAGCTTTTCGGCAACAGGCGCCGCATTGGCAAGCAATCCGAATACGCCATCCGACGATGCCGCCATTTGCCCAAGCGCACCATTGGCAAATTCAATTTTAACTCGTGGTAACATTATACCTCCTGTCGTTTAATGGTTATGACGTCTTTGTTTTCTAAACCTTTGCTATGGTTTATTGCGTTTACGCGAAGAAAAAACACGGTGCCATCCGTGGTAAAGTGAAACTCATCAATGCCCGGATGATCCGCAAACAGCTCCGCTGCTTTCTCTCCGATGCCGGTTGTGGTGGCAACGGCCTCGGCAGTTGCTTCAACTGCCGGCGGCCTTTTTTTCTGAGTTTTTGCCATATCGCTTAAACTGTTGCCGATACCACTGCGCCAATTGCTTCATTTTTAAGCGGAAGCGCAATAAAATAGTGTCTGAAGTTGACAAGATTCTCCTGTGTGGTAGGGTTGTCTTTCGCTTCGCTCATGTATGTTTTAGTTGAGCCGGTAGCTTTCATCATACGTGGGGCAAAAAACGAAACAGATGCCATAAACTCGCCAGCGCCAGGCACAGCACCATAGGCAAGTTTTGTTTTATCCTGCTTAAAGCAGGGGTTGTCGATATATTCATATACCTCAAAACCGTACATGTTCGCTATTTTGCCGCTTGTATAGTTGTAATACTGGTCAGCAAACTTCTGGTCGTTTTCAAGCAGGTCGGCCACATGGTCGGGGCAAAGCACTAAAACCCTGCCGGCCGTTGGCACTTTGAGTTTGTCGTAAGCTTTTTTCAATTGAATCAGATCAGACCGAGTAAGCATCTTTCGCGTACCATCAGGGCTTGCGGTGCCGGTTGTGAGCAGAACTGGAGTTGCCGCCGAATTGGCGCCCGGCGCCAGGGCGTGTATGGCGCGCGAATATTTGGTTTGATCAATGGCCTCGCGGTGACGCTCAATTACACTGCCCATCTTATCGTAACTAATCGCATGTAGTTCGTCATCGGTTAAACGAGTGGCTTTGGTTTGATATTTATCAAGGCCAATGGGTTTATCGGTATCGGCTAAGCTCTGGATATCTATAGGGTAGGTTGTATTGTTGACCAGCACATCGGGATCACCGCCTATGTTTACAAAATGAATTACATCGTTTTCGGCATACTGGTCATAACTGCGTATTTTGGCAAGCCAACCCAGGCTTTCGATTGAGTTGCGAAATGCCTTGATCATTTCACCTGTCCAAACTTCTGTGTAGATTCCGGCACGTAATACGCCGGTAAGTTCAAGCTGGCCTGCCGCTATTGCGCCCGCATTAAGCCCAACAGCTCCTGCCAATGGGCTAATGTCAATGGCGTTGGCTAAGGTTGCGCCCATTAATGCGTTTACTGCTAGGGCGAAAAAAAGGGAAATCAGTCTTTTCATTGGTGATGATTGTGTTTGAGGTTAATAAACAGGGTCTATTCCATACTCGGCCTTGTAAAGAGCGGCATAAGTATCAGGTTCTGAATTGCGCAGCTCAATGCGCTTTTCGGCTGGCACCTCGCTCAGCTTTTTGTACTCAGCGGCTGACTGCCCCGGCTTGCCTCCAACAAAGTCGGACGGTTTCTGGGCGGGGGTGATCAGCTCAAGGGTGGTGTTCAGTGTCTCGGCGCCGGAGTCGGTGCCAAGTTTGACAAAGTGTTCGCGTTTGTCGGCCGTAATCTTTTTGGCCTTGATCGCCTGGTCAACGATAGCAACTATATGCGACTTTTTCAGGGTGGCCATCTCGCCTTCTACAGCAGTTACCCTGCCGGCCGTTGCCTGTACTGAGCCAATGGCGGCAAGGATTTCATTTTCGGTTGCCGTTTCAGGCAAGCCAAGTTTTAAAGCAATTGCTTTCATGTTTAAAAGGGTTTTTATCGGTTTTAAAATGTCGCCGCTTTCACCTGCGGCAAGGTTCAGTCGTTTTCCATCGTAATAAAGCGCAAGGGCATCATCGTTAGAACCCATGTCAACAACGCTCACCTCTCGTAATATTGATTTGCTCACCGTCATCCTGGTTTGGCCGGGCAAAAGAAGTGACGGATCATCCGATTGCTCCACTATGTCGAGGCCGGGACTCACCATTTTCAAAATGCCGGCATCCCATTTCGACTTAATTCGCATCGCAAACGCATCATTCTCATCAAAACAGAGGGTTCCGATCAACTGATCATCTTCAACCCTAAGATTTTGAACCGTACCCAGCGGCAAAACCTCATCAGTAACCCCGCGATAAGGCCGGTTGTGCATCCATAACATGATGGGATTGCGCTCAAATTGGCGATAATCAATCCCCCGGGTAAGAACTCTGGTCCTATAACTGTTCAGCTTCGAGTTGCTGATAACTACATCGTAACCCATATTTCCTGGTTTTGTAATGCAAAGAAAACCATACCCTAACTACTTGCAAATTAGCAATGTCATAATGTCGGCTTTATTTTATATAAGCTGTATATAGGCTCATTTTTGCATCAAATAATAATCACGTTTCAACATCATGGCGAAAACAGAGCACAACAAAAAGGAGTTTGCGCGTATTCTTTATCTTCAGGGGCAGCCCCAAAACTATATTGCCGAAGCAACAGGCATGTCAAAGGTTACCATAAACAAGTGGGTAAAGGCAGGCGGATGGGATGCACTACGGGCGGCTGCAACCATCACAAGGCCGGAACTGGTAAATAAGCTGCTCCGCACAATTAATGAACTCCTTGACCAGGTTAACACCACCAAAGACCCGATACTACTTGCCTCCTTAGGCGACAAGCTGTCGAAATTTGCCACAACAATAGAAAAGCTTGATAAAAAAGCAAGTGTGGTGGATGCCATTGAGGTGTTTATGGCATTCAGTAAATGGATCCAATACAGGCAGACACTTGACCCGGAAGTAACTCCGGAGCTAATCAAAGCATTTAATAAATATCAGGATTTGTACATCAGCGAACAGCTTAGCAAGTAATGTATGGCAGGGGGCATTGACAAAAACATATACCGGGCATGGAAAGAACACTGCCGCTTAGTGCAGGAGCAAACCACCGTTGATCATAATGAGCCAAAGTCGGCAGTTATGGCACGCATTGATCGGGCCAGACGCGACTATGCCTATTTTGTCGATTATTATTTCCCGCACTTTGCCAAAGTAAAATCAGGACACTTCCATATAAAAGCTGCAAATAAGATATTAAACACTCCCAACTTCAGGGGCGTTTTCAAGTGGGCCCGAGCTCATGCCAAATCAACCCACATGGATATCCTGATCCCGCTCTGGCTCAAGTGTCAGAAAGTGCGGCAAATTAATGTGATGGTGCTGGTGGGCAAAAGCCAGGACAATGCCAATACACTACTTGCCGACATCCAGGCCGAGCTGCAGTATAACCGCAGATACATTAACGATTTCGGCGAACAATATAATGCCGGAAGCTGGCAGGAGGGTGAATTTGTTACAACCGACGGATGTGCATTTTTTGCACGCGGCAGAGGGCAGTCGCCAAGGGGGTTGCGATACCGCGACAATCGCCCGGACTACATCGTGATTGATGACCTTGACGATGACGAACTGGTTGACAACGAAGCAAGGGTATCGAAACTTACCGACTGGGTGAAGGAGGCGCTGTTTGGCGCTCTTGATGGCGGCCGGGGCAGGTTTATTATGGTGGGCAACCTGATTGGCAAGAAAAGCGTTCTGGCCAATATTGCCGCAATTGAGGGGGTGCATGTGTCGCAGATTAATATTTACGATAAGGCCGGCAATGTAACCTGGGCAGAAAAATGGAGCGCCGCCGAGGTAAAGGAAATGGAGCAGTTTATGGGCTATCGCTCATTCCAGAAAGAGTATATGAACAACCCCATCACAGAGGGCGCCGTTTTTAAAAACGACTGGGTGAGATGGAAAAAACTACCAAAACTTGTCAAATACGAACACTTGGTAGCATATTGCGATCCCTCATTTAAGAGCAGCTCCAAAAATGATTACAAGGCTATAAAAGTGTGGGGAAAACTGGGCAACGAACTGCATCATATTGCCGCTTTCGTCCGACAGGCCTCAACCAGCGAAATGGTAAGGTGGTTTTATGACTTTCATGAACGACTGCCGGAGGGTGTGATATGCGACTATGTGATGGAGGCAAATTTCCTGCAGGATATTATTCTTGATGAGTTCACCATTGAGGGCAATGCACGCGGATACCAATTGCCAATACGTGGCGATATGCGTAAAAAACCAGATAAGTTTCAACGTATTGAGGCTATTTCGCCACTTTGGGAAAGGGGATTTGTCTGGTACAACCAGGATATGCAAACCGACCGCGATATGCTCACCGGCATTGAGCAGCTTCTCAGCTTCGAAAAAGGAAGCCACACCCACGACGATGCCCCCGATGCAGATGAGGGCGCCATTTATCTTCTTCAGAAAAGAACCCGTATAGAGAGCTTTAAACCCTCTGTCGGTAAACGCCTAACAAGTAAAAATATATGGTAAAGTTTTTGAAAAACATCATCTTTGAATTCAGGTTACGCAGGGCCATAAAACAGGCCAACGCATTTAACAAACTCACCGGCGCAAAATATTATGTGCTGCTCTACAAAGGGAAGCCGGGGGTATATTCCAAAGCGGGGTTGAAAGCATCCATTGCCGCACGTAAATTCAAAAAAGGTTTTAAACCGGCCGATATTGACCGGATTGCACTCTATAAAACACCCTAACCATGTCATTCCTGAACAACGACGACTATAAAGCCGTGAGCGATGCACAAACGCTCGAAATCATCCATCAAAGCGATGAGGCAAACCTTCGCAGGGCCGAGCTCTACGCTATTGAAGAAATCAGCTCATACCTCAGAGGGCGCTACGATGCCGCCACCGCCTTTGCAGCAACCGGCCAGCAACGTAACCAACACTTAGTGATGCTTACAGCCGATGTGGCGCTCTATCATCTTATTGCCTGGTTGCCTAAGCGTATGGGCTTCGAGATACGGGAAACGCGCTACAAAAGAGCCATAGAGTATCTGCAGGCTGTGCAGGCAGGAAAAGCCACACCCGACCTGCCGCCTCTGATTGATCCCATTACCGGGCAAGACACCGGAATACCGGTAAAATACGGCTCATGGGAAAAAGGAAAATACGACTATTAAAGTTTATTCGTCATGAAGCAATACACTAATGAAATGATGCTGGCCATGCAAAATGCAGCCGGCCGCGAACGGGTGAAAGCAATGCTTATTGAACTTGCCGTGAAAACCCAAAACCTGACAAAAAAGGATATAGGCACATGGCGGCAAGCCTGGCAGATGGCCATCAATGTTGAAAATCCGCAACGTGCAAGGCTATATGATGTTTACACTGATGTTGATATTGACCTGCACCTGACAGGCGCCATCGGCCAGCGAAAAAGCATGGTGCTGAAAAAAGCTTTCAGATTAGTGGACAAAAACGGCAGGGAAAAGCCCGAAGCAACCGAAATCCTTGAAGCTGAATGGTTCAAAGATTTTGCCGGTTTAGTGCTCGATAGCCGCTACTGGGGACACTCACTCATTCAGTTTGGCGATATTACCACCGTGGCCGGAAAACGTAAGTTCGACAATGTGAGCTTAGTGCCGCGCAAGCACGTTATGCCAGAGTATGGTTTATTGCTTCGTGAGGTAGGCGATGAGCCAAAAAAAGGAATCAGCTATCGCGATGGCAAAATTGCACAGTGGTGCATAGAGGCAGGAAAACCCTATGACCTTGGTCTGCTCCTGAAGTGCGCTCCACAGGCACTGAGCAAAAAGAATATGCTGGCATTCTGGGACACTTTCGGCGAAATGTTTGGAATGCCCATACGCATCGGCAAAACAATCAGCCGTGATCAAAAGGAGATTACCAAAGTGGAAAAAATGCTCTCCGACATGGGAGCTGCCGCCTGGGGGCTTTTTCCCGAAGGTACAGAAATCGACATTAAAGAGAGTTCGCGCGGCGATGCCTTCAATGTTTACGACAAACGCATTGAAAGAGCTAACAACGAAATGAGCAAAGGCATCCTGAACCAAACAATGACCATTGATGATGGAGCCTCGCTCAGCCAGAGCCAGGTTCATCTTGATGTGTTTGAAAATGTGGTGGAAGCCGATGCCGACTTCCTGCGCGATACGATTAATAACCGCCTGCTCCCTTTTATGACGATGCACGGATTTGCTGTTGAAGGCCTGATGTTCAACTGGGATGAGTCAGTAGAATACACCCCGCAGCAGCAGATTAACATCGAAACAATGCTCATCAACGGCGGCTATGAAATAGACCCCAAATACTGGATTGAAAAGTATAACATACCCGTTACAGGCAAAAACGCAATACCGGCAGCAAGTTTTTTCGTATAAGCCCCGGTTGGTACGCGGGGCTGCACGGCGCAATTGACGAACTGTACCACGATGACCATGCGCACACTCATATACAACTCGCCGAAAAGAAAACGCTATCCCTGAATAAACAAATTTTCGATGCGGCCACCAAATGGCTGCATAAAAACAAGGGCTTTGAGGCGGCCAACCTTGCCGATGAGGCTCCCTTAGCATTGGTAAATGAAATTAACCGGGTACTGCAGGGAGCGGTGAAGTCCGGGATTTCAACCGGCATAAAGCACGAAGTTCCGGAGGCTCTTACCAAAGCACTAAACGAAAACGTATTTGTATTCTCAGGCCTAAAAACCTATCACCAGCTTAAACAAGCTTCGCTATTGCTGCAAGACGAAAAGGGCGGCATAAAGCCCTACAATCAGTTTCAGCAGGAGGTGCTCAAGTTGCACGAGTCCTACAACGTAAACTACCTGAATGCCGAGTACAACTTTGCAGCAGCTACAGCGCAAATGGCTGCCAAATGGAACGACTTTGAACAGGACGGCGACCAATACCATCTCCAGTTCCGCACGGCTGCCGATGAAAAGGTGCGCAGATCGCACGCAGTACTGCACAACACCACCTTACCCCCTTCCGATCCGTTCTGGAACGAATATATGCCGCCATTGGACTGGAACTGCCGTTGCACCGTAGCACAGGTTTTGAAAGACAAGTACACGCCAAGCAACAGCGCCGAAGCAGTAAGCAACGGCCAAAAAGCAACTACCAGAATAGGTAAAGACGGAGTAAACCGCGCAGCAATGTTTCGATTTAACCCCGGCAAACAAAAAGTAATATTCCCCGAAAAACACCCCTATTTTAAAGTGCAGCAAAGGGTGAAAGAGATTGT